TTCCCATTGGGTGAGATATCGAGGGCGTCAAGAGATGCAATACTGGGTAGCTGTACGACATCATCGTTCCCCATTTGGCCAACCGCTTGATCTGGCCGTTTTATCACAATGGCGGCTGGGATCGTGATCAGCTGAGACCAAGCACTCCCGATATCTCTGGTACGCTCGGGAACTGCCGCGAGGATGCGGCCATCGGGAAGCCAGCGATAGTTGCTAGTGGCCAGCAGTATGGTATGCTCTTTGCCGGTCAGTTGCTCTTGTACCACCAGGTTTTTTCGACGAAGAAACGCCAACCATTTTCCATCAGACGATAAGGCGGGTGAGCTCTCACCAGCAGGTGGGGTGACGACTGGTGTGATTCTGCCATCCGGCTCTACCGCGTAGATGCCGGAAGGCACGATCTTATCTTGTGATGTCGGCGTCAGCGTGCAGTAGGTACGTCCATCAATGCCCCAATGCGCATCAGCGCACTGAAAACCGGTCAGCACCGGCGTGGGCACGCTGTAGGAATCCGTCGGAATGCGCACATAACCGCCAAGACCGATATAAACGATCTTGGCGTACGCGACAGCGAGGAAGGTCGACGGCTGTGTGATTTGCGGTATTTTGGCAAAGCGGAGAAGTGACGTCACAGCGCTATTAATGTTGGTGCCGTACAAACCACCGCCTTGGTTATCACCATCCACTTGAAATACCAGGGATAGACTGTCTGGCAGCCAGATGAATTTAGTGATATGTCCGGTATTTGGACTATTCGAGCGCAACATCGCGGGCATAGGTAGCACTTTGATGCCATCCAAGGCTCCCCAGCGCAGTTGTTCCTGGGTCAGCAGTGGGCGGGCATCACTTCCATCTGCCACCATGATCCAGATTTCCGTTGCATGTTTCCGATCTGCGCCACGCAGGAAGGCGATCCATTTACCGTCGGGTGAATAGTGCGGTGCGAAGCTTTGTGTGGCGGGAACGATGTTTCTCCCGGTAGGGTTAGGAGATGATGAAGTAACGGCCCACACAGCGCCGATAACCACAACCAGTAAGCATATGAGCATTGATGCCCGGAATAACATCGCAACCTCTTTCTCTACACCATTATACGGCTTTGCCAAATCGTCGAATAGCACCGTAAAGTGCCGTTTGGTAGGAAGTGATAGTTAGTCGAACTTTTGTGCTGCTTAACGATCTGTCGTCGATTTGAGCGTAAAAATAGCCCTTCTCAATCTTCGGACGAGTTAGTCTCGCGTCCGAAGCTTTTAGAGATGTTGAGAGGAAAACGGGCTGTTTTGGGGCAAAAGCGGGGCAAACAGTGTTTGGCCCCGTCCGAGGGGTGGATTGGTCGATAAATAGTTATCGGCAATATCCGTGCGTAGAGTTGGCGTAAGTGTCGTATTGCCGCGCTAAGCCAAAAAACCGCCGAGAGGCGGTTTAAGGTGAATGGGTGGTGGAGGCGGACCGTGACTGTACGTATCCACCGTCAGACTCGCCGCTTCGGCACTCAATCGGTGAGCTTCTCGCGGGCATGAAAACGCCGGGCATCCTGGGAGGTTAGCAGGACGCCCGGCGGTATTACCCCGCTGCGCGGACGGGGTAAAGCTATTTCTGATCAACCCAGAGGCACATGGGGAATTTCAGCTTCGACCATCCGTGCCGTTGGGCGTTGGCCAGTAAATTTTGTACGGCGCCGATTTCCACTTCCTTCAAGGCTTGCTTCGCTGTGGTCTGGCCAGTAGCAATACCGATACCAGCCGAGACCAGGCTTGACGCGTCCGCAGCGATAGGAGATGTCAGTGCTACCATGCCGGCGTCGCGCTGGGTGTTCTTGACATTGAGCAACGCCTCTATCTTATCCGCGTCAATAGCATGTAGCGCCGGCACGCGCGCATGCAGATAGTCCAGCACGAGGTCAAAGACTTGTGCTCCAGTCAACTCGACACCGGTGGTCAGACCCGCCTGTTTCTTCATTTGGTCGCCGTAGGCGATGGCCTCATTGTAGAGGGCGGTCAGCTTCTCGCCGCGAATGACGCCCCATTTGAGGCCCATGTGGACCGCAAAGAAGACGAGGCCGACGATCACTTCCCAATTCTGGAGAGTGAAATTGATAACGTCGCTTGCATGCATGGTTATACTCCTTCTGCCGGGGTGACCGGCTCATTAATTTTAATCGGCGGTCAACCAATCTGCCGGTTGCACAATCGCCGCCACAATATCTATGTCGCCACGCGCCACGTCCACGTATGCCCCGCCCCCGTCTTTGCGCTGAATACCCAGCACGGCATGCCCAGGAGCGTCAGGCACGACAAACGAGAGTACCTGCGTCATGGTCCCGCTTGGCGTGAGAGCGGCTGTCAGGAGGCGTGTGCGCGTCCCCTGCGCGCGTATGGTCATGCGGTACGTGTAGTCCTCGATGAGCGGATCAGAGAGCGTTAACGGGATGGTAACGGTATTGCCGGCCACGAGCGGCGGCAGGTTGGTGATGAGCGCAGGTTCCAAGCCGGATGGTGCCGTGACTGTGATGCCTTGCATGGTTTGGACTCTGGCAAGGATGGAGGCGAGTTGCGCCGCCTGCTCGGCGTTAAGGCTTACGCCGTCCGCGAGGGCGTCGGAAGGGGATAGGCCGGTGGCGTAACCAGCCACGACCATATCGTCACCGATTGCGGCAGGGAGGGAAGGTAAGCGCGCGTCAATGGCCGTAGCGGTGTCTTGCACAGTATCCAGCGCTGCCTGTAGGGCAGTAGCCGCAGCGCGCAGGTCTGCATACTGCATCGACGCTAATTCTTTCGTTTGCGCCTCGTCAAGCACGTCTACCATGTGATCGAGCGTCAACTGTATAAGTGACAACGCTTCAGTGTTGTCAGCAGGGATAGAGAGGCCGTTAATGAGATCAGTAAGGGCATTTATCCCATTTGTCAACTCAATCGAGGACGAACGTGACGATAGGTAGAGCGTGATACTATCCGCAATTTGGGTAATCGTCGCGTTGCTCGGAGCAGTGTAGTCTGCCGCCGCTAAACGACTAGTAATGTCCGTCACCCATGACGGCTGCACATCGATTGTCTCACTGACCTGTTCGCGAGAGATTACCGCCACAGCAGCGGCGTTGTCGGTCACTATGGCTTTGAGCTGGTATTTGCCCGGCGTCGCAAACAGCGTGCCCGCCAATGTCGCTACGTACCCTGTCGCGTCAGCGGCAGATGCAGGCATGGCGATGCCTGTTGCTACAGCGGTTGCTGCACCCTCGCGGTAGAGCGCGCCGGTGACAGTGAGTCCGGTCGCCATTGTACCGCCGAACTGCTCAAAGTGCATTGTGATGGTGGTAGCTTCGTTGTATTTCATTGTCGGCATCTTTAGGCTCCTTGATACGGTACGCGCCATTTGGCGCAGAGGTGACGCTCGATACGCTGCCTATCCGTGTCGGAGAGCACACGGCTATAAATGATAATCTCCTGTATCATGCCCGTCAGGTAAAGCCCGCCAAAGCACCGACCGATCTGTACTGGCGCAGTTGTGTCTGACCGCGTCGTAACGGTCTGTGCCTGATTAATCGTTCGTGCGCCATTTCGCCAGTTATTGATAGTGCCCCCGCTGATCCCCCAGGAGACAGCACGCACGTACCGAGTATTTGTGCTCGCCACCGTTAGCGAGGACGTATTATTTAAGGCGGTACCATTACTAATGGCTAGATACTCGTTGCCCAGATAGTAAGCAACATCCCACGTGACTGTCGTTGCAGTACCGCCCGCAGACTTGGATATAACGCCAGGAAAACTCGCCATAGATGCTATCGAAAAGACAGCAAAAATAGTCGTCCCGCTTGTGAGCTGCAATGCACTCTCATGGGCCACGGAGAGGTATTGCGCATTATTAAACGAGAGGGCTGGAGTATTATCTGGTGATGTAATGAGTGTTGGCCGTGAGAATCCCGCTCCTGTTGCATTTCGCGCGTTCCTGCTCAAGTCGTGCCAAGTTGTAACAGGTTTCCCTAGCGACAGAGGGCTTCCAGCTGCATCAAAACACCGGTATGCGTCCAAATATAGCTCCATCCCGTCGCGCGGAGGCTGGTAGCTAATGACTTTATTTGTGCTCATTGCTCACAACCTCCGTTCTCAACAAATCTCCGACAACGCTTGGCCGTCCGGCGCCACCGTTTCCAGGATGGCGGGTAGCTCGACTTTGAATTCGATCATGCCGTTCAGCAGTGTGTCTGCCGACTCGCCCACCACCACGTTCCAAGGTTCGCCCACCAGGTGGTAGCGGCCGTGGTCGAGCCACGGGTTAGCGATCAGGTTGGCGGCTATGCCGTCCAGTATGCCCTCGACATCGGCGAAGAGCTGGTCCTGATCAGGGTTAGTGAGCATGACGCCCACCGCGGCATCGGCGCGGCGCACGTCGCCCTGTTGCTGCCAGCCCCCCAGGCGGACGATGACACAGGGGATATGGTCAACCCCATCGTTGTCCGAGGGTGGCACCTGCGTGAATACCAGCGGTACCCGCTCGCTCTCATCGACCATCGGGTAGGCGGGGAGCATGGCGACGTACGCCGCGATACGCTCTACCAGCGCCTTCTTTGCCATGGTCAGGTTCATCGCGCGCCCGCTTTCTTCAGTAACTGATACTCGATCTCATGGGACAACTCGCGCACCAGCCGGGCTTTTGCATCATCTTCAATCGACGAGCCCGGATTATAAAACGCCATCTTCACCATGGACGCGATCGATGGACCGTGGATGTGCTCTATCGGTAGGCGGTCATTCGTCAGGCGACGAAAGAGCAAGGTCGCTTTACTGAATTTACCGACGCCTAAAAACGTCCCCTTGACCGCCCCACCGGCGGAATCTTTTCTGACGCGAACGTAGACACCATTCAGTACTTTACGTCCGGTGCGCTTGCTGGGGTTTAGCTGAAAGCGCTCATCTCCCAGTGCGTGACCTCTAACTGTTATTAATGCCGCTAACCTGGTCAATGTAGCTTTATTAATCTTTAAGAGACTGCGAAATTCACCACCGCGCACGGTGTACATGTCTCTGACCGACCGTACGGAATTCTCGCGTACACCAACTATCGTGCGATTTAAGGCGCGCATCATCGCCTTGCCCGCGCCATTCGGTATATGACGCAACAGCTGTTCCGTCTCGCTCAATTGCGGCAGTGTAATTGTCAGATTTACAAGAGACATATGATCTCCCTACCGCGAGGCGGCACGTGTGAGCGTGAGCGTGAGCATGCCCATGGCGCGTGACAGATTGAGCACCGTGTGAGACTCGTTATCGACCATCATGGTCTTGCCGATCACCGGGCGCTTGGGCAGCAAGGCTTCCGTGACGGAGAGCGTGCGCGTGGCGAGGTAGCCGACCTGGTCCAGTTCGCCGGATAGTTGCCCTTCGTTATCGACGAGCACGCAATCCACCGTGCGCCCGTCCAGCAGGTGCGGCTCGGCGAATTCCGTCCGCTGTAGAAAGACCTGGTTATCAAGGGCGACCTGTGCGCGGAAATCCATCACGTCCTCGTTTCGCTTCCCCCGCGTCACGTGTGACGGCGACGCGGGGGCAGAGCATTGTTACAGCACTTTCGCCACGTACCAGGCGTTGGTACGGGTGGGCGCGGGAAGTGGCCGGCTGACCATCTCCAGGAAGCGCTGGTTGGGGCCTGGCTCGTACCAGCTACGCGGGTAACGATTGACCGCGTAGGTGACGGCGGGGGTGGTGGACAGGTCCGTGTAGGCCCCGTAGGCCAGCACGAACGAATCCTGCGGGTTCACCAGCGCGAGGTAACCGTTCGGCACCATGGGATACCGCGTCGCCCCATCCTCAAACCACTCGGCATAGGTGTAAATGTCGAGCGGGCCGATCTCCGGGATATCGACGGTCATGATGTAGCGGCCACCTTCCGGAACGTCGCGTGGTTGCAACGCGATAATGGCCTGCATGGTGGTGTTCATCGCCTCTTTGACCTGCGCATTGGCGCGGAAGGCGAGGAGCACGTCCATGGCCATGATGCAGGACGTGGGCATGACGCCGGTCTCCGCGGCAACGGCCAGGGCCTTTTCCCCGAGGTAATTTAACGGCAGCGCACCCTCTGCGTTGAAGAGCTTGGCCCCTACAACCTCGTTGAGGTTTTCCTTCATGGTGAGCCCAAAATCTAGCGTTTCGTCATAGTCGTCACCGACCATATGGACTAATCCGCCGAAGAGCGTTTCGCGGCACATCCACTCGGTGCGCCGGGTGATAATGTCATCGAGCTTCGCCAAATCATGCTGCACCTGCGCGATGTCGCGTTGTTCCGGGGACTTGCCATCGTAGAGCGTTTCGCCGGGCTGGCGCGTGCCGAGGTCTTGCGCGGTGGTGACGAAATTCGGCGCGAGCTTCGGCGGCGTGTAGGTATTCATCCGGAATCCCGTGCGCGCGATGGTCTTGCCACGGCCGGTGAGGCTGACGAACGGCGCCATAATGCGGTTGTGCGTCACCTCATCGAGGTCAATATGCTCGGTCGTCGATTGGTACTCATGACCGAAGAGGAACGATTGCAGGAACTTCTTCGCCTGCTTGGTCTGTTCCCATACGCCCAACAGGGTGCGGGGCTCAAAAATGCTGACTGGCATTGCTCTCTCTCCCTTTAAATTGATTCAGCAGGTTCGCGGCTTACCCCAACACGGGGCGCAGGATGATGTTCCGCGCCTGCAAGGTGTCGCGGTGGGTGTCGGCGGTGTCGGCGCCGCCGAAGATCAACGCGCCCTCGTTGTAGCAGCCCTGCACGTAGGTGCAGGCGAGTTTCGCGGCTGTGGCATCGATGGTTTGCGCGAGGATCGCCTCGGGGCGCTGGCTGCCGTCACGGTTGTCGGAGTTGACGATGACGTATTGCCCGCTCCCCGCTCCCACGGTGATGGTGAACGCGTCACCCACCGCGAATCCGGTAGCAACGCCGGGGGTGATGGTGAAGGCGATGGGGCCCGCATAGGCCACGCCTTCAGTCGCATCGGCCAGGCGGTAGCCCTCGGGGTCGAGCACCATGAATACGGCAGCCGTTGCCGGATCGGCGTCGTGCGCCGTGATGCAGGTGATGGCGTAGGCGCCCTTCTTTGCGCCCATGCCCAGCGCCTGCCCGGCGCAGATACCGTTGCCGGTGTTGCCCGCCTCGGCGAGCGGGGCGGCAATCGCCAGCGCAATCTTGCCGAGCACCGTGCCACGTTGCAGCACGCCGGAGGCCGCTTTGATGGTCGCATGACCGCTAAGCGACTCGGGAGTGGACCCGGCAAACAGGTTGTCGGGCGCAAATACTTCAGCCATTGGTTTTCTCCTTTTTGGTGTTGGCGGCCGCCAGCCCGATAATTCGCGCGCGCTCCGCATCATCGCTGCCACCGGTGTTCGCCACGTTGGCGGCAACGTTATTGACGTTGGATTCCTCGGCGTCCTGCCGGCGTGCGGCGAGGAACGCCGCGCCTTTCCCGCTCGCCTTCATGGCGCGCACGATTTCCAGGCTACACGCCTCGGGCGAGAGACCGGAGGTTCGCGCCTTCGATACGATGTCCGCCGTGCCATCAGCGACCAGTTCATCGAGCGCCGTTTGCCGAGTTCGTTCCGCGTGCACGCCCTCGTCACGGGCGGCAGTGCGGATCTCGGCGAGCAGCTCCGGACAATCGCGCGCCAGCATCTCTACCGAACAGCCGATAGCGGTGAGGTAGGTGACGGTGTCACCCTCCGCGTCCGTGGTCGACAACGCCACTGTGCCAGCGGGATCGGTCTCCGCAGCGCTGTCTTCCGCGATGGCGTCAACTTGCAGACCGTGGAAACGCTCCAACTCCAGGCCCACGCCATTGACCATGAGTTGATCACCATGCACGCATGCGGCCATGCGGGCCTGTTCCAATTGATCGGCAAAGCCCTTCCCGACCGCTTCCGCCGCGTACATCCAGCGGTCTTCATCCATGAGCGCGGCAATCTCTTCTCGGGTCATGCCAGTGCGCTCCTGGTAGGCGTTGACGATGGTGTCGCTCATGGCGTCCAGTTCGCTCGCGTATTGACGCATCTGCTCGGCGTTCATGGCGATAAAGCCGGATGCCATGGGGTGGTGCACCAGGATCGCCGAATTCGACGGCATGATGACGGTCGCCCGCAATGGGGCAATGAGCGTCGCCGCGCTGGCCGCCGCGCCGTCAATGCGCACAATGAGTTGCGCCGGGTGGGTGTCGAGGAGGGCGCGGATCGCCAGCGCGGCAAAGGGGTCGCCGCCGTAGCTGAAGATGCGCACCATGAGCTGCTGCACGTTGCCGAGCGCGGCTAACTCCTGCGCGAAGAGCGCCGGCGTCACTTCATCGCCCCACCAGGTGGTGTCACTGATGGGACCGTACAAGAGCAGCTCGGCGGTTGGCGCATCGGCTTCCGCGCGAAACTGCCAGAAGCGTTGCGGGGCGCCCCCGGCCCGTACGGTCGTGGTGTCGTTTGTCATCTGTGGCTGTCCGTGTTTCGTCATGCTCTCACCTCAACAAAGTAATTTATCCAGCCGCGACCAGCGCGTTGAGTTCCTCAATCGTCGGCGTGGCCACGCCCAGCGGGGGCAAGCCCTGCGCGATGCGCGCCTGGTTTTCCTGCCCGTTTTCGCGGATATTGGCGTAGATGTCAGAGCCGTTGGCCTCCTGCGCCTCTTGCGCGCCGGTGGAGATAGCCAGCGCAATGCGCATTTCCGCCGCCTTCGCCTCTTGCAGCGGCTGAATGTGTCCCGGCGCGGGGCCGTTCCACACGGCGTTGCACCAGGCTTGCCGGATGATCGGGTCATCGAAAAATCCGGGGAGGTCGATGCGGCCCTTGGCAACCGCCTCCGCCAGGAATTCCTCGAACACCGGCTGGCAGAACCCCTGCGCCAACCATGAGCGGAACATGCGGCACATCTTCCAGAATTCGAGCAATGCGGCACGGCTGGCCGAGTACGAGGAGTTGAAGGACATCATCAACACTTCATACGGGATCTCCAGCGCCGCGCCGATGAAGCGCGCCAGGGCGGTGACAAATCCGTCAAACGCCGTGTTCGGGCGTCCTGGATTGGCGGTTTCGACTTTCTCTCCGGGATTCAGGCCGATCACCGCCGCGTTGCCCATCTCGATGCTGTTCGGGTCACCCGCCGCCACTTGCTGGTCGAGCGGTACCGATTCGCCCAGCGGAGTCTGGGGGGTGTCGCTGGTGATGAACGCGGTGAACATGCCGCTGACTACGGCGGCGATCAATTCGGCGTCGGTATAGCGCCCGAGCTGCTTCAGCGTTTCGATGACCGGGGAGAGCAGGGGCACGCCGCGGTGCTGCTCCGGTCGCTCGGCATTGAACAGGTGGATGATGTTGCGCCGACCGGTTTGGCGTCCGTAAATTTCTACGCGCTCCCAGCCCTGTTTTTGCCCGGCGGAAAATTGCAGAGAGAGCGGGTGACGCTGTGCGACGTGATAGGCGACGACCTCGCCTTCCGGCGTCACTTCCACGCCCTGGCTGATCAGGTTGCCGTTTTCCGCGAGCTGCACCTGGCTGCCCAACGCCGAGTAGGCTGATACGCCGGGGTTGCACACCCGGTCGGCCTCCAGCAGTTTGATACGGAGGTCATAGATCGAGTGCGGACGCGGAATGATGGGCAGCAAGGCAAACACGTCGCCGCTCATCGGCCAGGCGAGCATGGCCAGTTGCTGCAATTCAGCGAACTTATTCTGCCGGGCGATATCGCAATCTATGCCACTAAACAGACGAAATTCGCGCTCGATAATGCGGCTTTTGGCGTACGCTTCTTCCTGCGAGATGCCCAGCGTTTCCGCGTCGGGCTGTGATTTGAGTTGTAACCCGGCCCCCACCACGGAGGTCCGCAGGCGCTTGATCGCCCCGGTGGCCAGCGGCACGCCCATGTACAGGTCGCGGCCACGTTGCTGCAGGGTAGACAGGTTGGCGTCGATATCCTCGATGGGTGAGCCGCCGCCGAAGAGCCACCCGACGAGCGCGCGCTTAGACCTGCTGGCGCCATGGTGCGAGTAGCCGGAGTTCTGCATGCGCTGCCCCCGTCCGGCCTGGGGCTGGACGGGAACGCGCGCTTGCTGTCGGCGTCGGCTGGCTCGGCTCATTACAAGTCCCTCGGGATAATATTCATCACGCGCGCCCCGTGGCCCCGACCGGCTTGCAGGCGGGTACACTCGTTGCGCCAAAAATGGATGCGTTCGGCAATTTGCGACAGATCAGACCGGGTGAGCGTGCGACCGGAGATGGTATAACTCTGACTGGTGGAGCAGGCTATATCAGCCTGCAACCACTGCGAGAGATGCTCTTGCGCCTGTGCTAATGTCCACGGTTCTGCCATCGCTCACCCGGCTTTCCAGGAGGTGTACTCACGCGGATTCGTCGCGTTTTGCATTAACAAGATAGCACACTTTTTGGGGGAAATTTCGAGGTGAAAAGTTTGGGTATTTTCGTAATTACTGCTTGTTGTTTTGTCGTGGTGTTTCTTACTGTTTCTTACTGCTATTTACTGTCAATTTGGCAAAATATTTTTGGGTGGGGTGGGGTGTCTGAACCTTGATTTTTAGGATTAGTGGATTACCATGATTTTTTTCTGGCTGCCCATCAGGAGATTGGCGTTCCATCGGGCAATCTTTCAATCAGGTGAATCATGGTTCAGACCACCCCGGACGAGTACGTCCGCCGCCCACGTGCCACCGGCGGCTTGACCGCTTGACGACCGGACTCGTCTTTCTTTGCCTCGACATCGATCATGTGGACACCGTAAATGACGATGGCGGCGAGGCCATAGACCAGCAGGTCCCAGCCTTCATTCGCTAATCCTTCGCGCTTTTTCACCCATATTTCGTAGGGACGCCCTCCGATGTAGCGTGTGACGCGGTGTTCGGCGGTGAGCTGGGTGTAATAGTCCTCGGTGTAGCCGCGTGGTGTGATGCCGTCTTGCATGAGCGACTCCACTGGCCAGTGGCAGAAGCCCGGTCCTTCGTGTTCGACCTGCAGGCGGTTGAATATCTGGTCCTTCGCCTGCTTGACGCCAATCATGAAGAGCTTCGTCTTGTGCCGTCCGACGTGCGACGCTTTTTCGGCGATGGGGTCTGTCGGGTCTTTACTGCCCTTAATAGCGCAGACGAGCGGATCTTTGGAGCGCGCGTAGGCATAGACCTCCTGGGTATAGTGCCCTCCGGAGTCGATGACCATACGCACGATGGGCAACTGTACGCCGTCCGCACGGGTCCAGAATTTATTGAGTAGGGCGTCGAGCGCGCTGGTGGTCTCCGTTTTGTCCATCGTGCCATTGATGACAATGCGCTGGATGCCCCACGTCTCCAAGCCGCGTCCCCAGCCGCGGACTTCTACCTCGACACGATCATCCTGCACGTCAGCTTGCGCGGTCAGCAGCAACACGCCGTTCGGCACGTCGCAGTTGTAGTAATGGCGATTTCTTAAGAATTTTGTTTCGTCGAGTGACGTGCCCTTTTCCTGGAAGGTGCGCCCCTCGACACAGTTGACAAAGACCTTGTATGGCTCGATATTCCCCTGATTTTTCGCCGCGATCGCCGCATGGAATTGCTTGACGATCTCCGCCCACGGCTTGAACGGGGAATACATCGCCTGCAGGTGGAAGGAGCGATGCTCGCCCTCGGGGTTTCCGGAGAGGTGAATACCGGGACGGTTCTTCCAATCCCATTCTCCGGACAGCGCCCCGCAGTGCTCGCAGGCGTAGGTGAGGTCAGTATGGTTCAGGCGATCATCGAAGCGTACCACTTGGAAGGCCCCGCAATGCGGACAGGAGAGCGCCCACTCTTCCTGCGTTCCGGCCAGGTACATGGGCTCGATACGGCTGGAGAGGGTGAGTAGCGGCGTGCTGGTGACGACGAGTTTTCGCGTGTGGTAGAACGCCTGCGTCATTTCGCAGGCCAGGTCAAAGGCGTCGCCTTCCACGCCAGCCGATGGCTCATAGCCGTCAATCTCATCCGCCGCGTAGAACTCCACCGAGTCCATGCGCAGGCCCGCCGGACTGCCGGCGCTGGCGATACCCAGCGCGCCGCCGGGGAATTCCTTGGCCGCGATGGTATTCGAGGTTTTGCCGTCCTCTTTGCGTTCGTTGACCAGGCCTTGCAGCACTGGCGTATCACGCAACATGGGGGCGAGTTTCTTTTTCGAGAAGCGCTGCACCAGCTGGTCCGTTGGCTGGGTGACCAGGATGCCGCAGGGGCGTTGGTGCATGCGCATGCCGATGCAGTTGAGCAAAAAGTTCGTTTTCCCCCACTGGCGGCTGCCCATGAGCACGAGCAGTTCGTTCCGTTTTGTCCAGGGGATCGCCGTCAAGTCCGTGGCGCTTATTTGCGTCTCATCCTGGGGGACGCGGTAAGGCTCCGGGAACAGTTCGGTGATATCGATGCCGCCGTTTTCGACCCACGTCACGACGGCGAGCGGATTCCAACACCCATGCAACTTGGCGAGTTCCGGGAAGTCTTGCGAGCGCACCCAGAGCAACTGCCCCGGCGTGTCGGTGAAGGCGCGCATCGGGGTGCGGATGAAGCGCACGCGGGAGGTGTGCCACTTCCCGGCCTCCGGGGATTCGCCTTTGGAGAGCATGCGGAAGGTGTCCGCCCACTCATCGCCGGGCAGCAGGGGGCGCGGCGCGAAGAAGCCCCAGAGCTTGCGCGCCAGTGCCTGGGTGCGTGCCAACGGTGTGTTATTCTGCTCGCGCTTCTTCCGCAATCTTTGCTCCCCGTTTTCGACGCGCGGCGACCACCGCCGCCGGGTTCAGTTCCGATAATTCTTGCTGTGCCTCACGTATGGCCTTGGTGAGTATCTCCATGTTGCGATGCGTGTCCCCGGGAAGCAACGGCGCGACCTTGGCCGGGATGGCTTCGAGGCGGGCATTGGTGGCGAGGACCATGGGTTCAAATGCCGCGATGATGTCTTCGGTGCGATGCAACCGCAGCATTTCTTCCTGGTCGTTCCGTTCGTAGATGTTAGCCTTGGCCCGCGCAAGGCGGATGTTTTCTTTCGCGAGTTCGCCGATGGGCTCGGTGTCATCTGCCGCCGGCGTTTCGCGGAACTTCCCCAGTCCCTGCGCGCGGATCTGCGCCAAGCCGTCTTCCAGCCTGATTTTCCCCGAGGAATCGACAGCCGTGAGCTTGCCCTGATTGATCCACTTGGCGACCATGGTGTGCGACACACCGACTTCGCGCCCGAATTCACGAACGCCCACCAACTGGCAACCATCTACCTCAAACAGCGCACTTTGTTCCAAAAGGTGTAAACCTCCCCGGAAAAATCGGAAACTACTGCCAAAAACCCTAAATAAATGGAAACTGGCAACCGTTTTCCAACCCCAAAAATAAGAAGACCTCGCGGCTCGAAGTATCCGCATGGCTTTAGGGTCGTCACAGTACCTTTGCCCCTGTCAAATACAACTGGCCTTGTGTTATTACTTGCCTATCTCATCCCATGGCACGGCTTCACGTCGCGAGGTCGCCGGGAAGGGTATCGGTCGCACGATCACATCGAGCAACTTATCGGGCAGGCGCTCCATCATCGGCACGCGCTTCAGATCATCCAACTTGCCATTGATCGTCACGCACGTCACCTTGCCGGTGGTGATGCGGTACTCAAACACCGTCATCAACGCCGGGCCACTGTTGCGCGAGAGGTCGCCCGAACCCAGGTCATCGAACAGCAGCAGGTCCACGGCGCACATCCGCTTCAAATGCGCCTGCTTCATCTCCCGCTCGCTCTCTGCCGGGATCATGTTGTGTTGCAAGGCGAACGCTGGCCCGCTCTCGTACAGCATCGTCGGCACCTCGGGAGAGAAGCGCCAGGCCGGGTCAGTATGACGCCGCACGCCGAACTTCCGCCCCCACGCCTCGGCCACCAGCGCCAGCACACTGGTCTTGCCCGACCCCTGCCCACCGCACAGCGCCAGCCCCTTGCCGTGCTCGTGTGCCCAGGCGATGTGCTCCAGGTAATGCCGGATGATCTTCCGCGCCGGGGCATCCGTGATGCCGCTGATGCGCTTACTGCCGTCCACGTACTTCGCCTCAAAACCCGCCATACCGGCAATACTGGGCGTGGCGCAGAACGCCTGCCACTCCTCCGCCGTCGCCGGGAAATCAGTCGGGAAGATCGGCGGTGAAGGCTGCGAGCTCGGCGCGGTCAGCCTCACTGGCGCATCCGGGAGGAAGGGACGTCCGCGCTTGGCCGCGTCCTCTTCCTGTCGCAGCACGAGCGCCTGCCACTCTCCCCGGTCCTTCGGACGTGTGCCCGCTTTGGTCACGAACTGTAGCATCTCGGTAATCCTCCTCCTCAAGTCTCTCTCGCAAATCCCGCAGGGCATACTCCGCCATGCGCCCAATGATCACCGCCGGGCAGGACGCCTGCCGCAAATCGGCCAGGTTCGTCGGACGCCGCAGGCGCAAGGTGATCTCCTGCACATCGTCCACCTGCAACCGCTGCGCCGCCGCCTGCAGGTCGCGCAGGTTCGATTCCACGCCCTCCAGCGTCGCCGCCGGGTACACCCCGGCATCAGCCAGCGGACGGGCGTTGTACTTGGCCACCTCATCGCTGAATCGTCCCAACAACGGCCACCGGACCGATTCCCCCGCAACGGGTGGTGGGGTGTCCGTGTTCGTATCTAGCTCTACTACCAAACCACCAACTACGGGTATACGGTTTACGGTATACGGAGTACGGTTACGGGGATCGCATACGGTATAGTCCAAGGTATGCGATACCGTACCCCCCTGTGTATCGCTATGTGTATGCGATACCGTATCGCATACCTTCGCGTCAATTTCCCCGCCATCCTGCGCCGGAGCGAACCCCGGCAAATACGCCCCAGCCTTCTCCTGTAAGCTCAAAAGGAGCGTAATCCACCGCTCTTTCTCCTGCGGATTCATCTGCTCATCTTCCAGCGGATTGCGCAAAATCTCCCGCGCCACGTCCAAAAACACCGGGGAATTAGGCAGTTCTTTCAGAATACTGGTGGCCCCCACCGCGCTCTTGCCATTACAGATCGGGTTAAGATCGAAATGGTTTTTCACCCAAACTACGCGGGAATTTTCATCGAAGGCGATAAAACCGCGCGAAGAAACGAAAGAAGTGATTATTTTTTTCACCCGGCGCAGGCTAAGCCCCAGGTCATCCGCCAACGCCGGAATCGACAGCACATAGCACCCCAGCGCCGTCTGCGCCGGGTGCAGCGCCAGGTAAAAGTACACACGCTGCTCATCCGCATCGAGCCCGCGCAGTGTTGTGTTAAACAGATTATTCGCCAACTTCGTATACCGTTGCCGGTCCGCCTTGGCAATATATCGCCCCATAGGTGTCCTGCCTCTTTAAAACAAACTCGGCTGTAATTGCCGGGCAGCCGCTGGATTGATCCACAGCACTTCCTGCCGCTCTCGCGCCCCGTCAGCCATCGCCTTGCGGTGCACCTGGTGCCACGCGCCATACAGTTCCTCATACAACGCACTGGGATAGCCGGAGAGTATGACCATGCCCTGCACTGCATGTAATCGCTCGGCCAAGGCGCGGTGATCGTCGTCGCTCATCTCGTGGCGGTAATCAGGAATGTCATCAGTTCGCGTCGAGAGCACGTACGGTGGATCGCAATAGAACAGCGTATCCTGCCGGTCATGCTGACGGATAATGTCCAGGGCTGACCGTTGCTCGATCACCACGCCACGCAAACGCTCGACGAAGGTCTGTATCTCGACCGGATAATACTGCCAGTCGTGCGCCGGCGTAGAGCCCGACCGCGATGAGTTGGCGCGAAACCCTGTCGGCGCCCGCCATACCGAGGCGCGTGTACGCATACCGCGCGGTTTCTTCTCGTGCAAGGCATTCGATCCGAACCCCATAAAGGATTTGATGATAGTACGCCTGGCGCGCTCAATAGCATCGTCCGTGGGATAATACGCCTCGGCGAACTCCTCACGAGAAAACGGCGTCGTGAACAATAGTCGTTCGAGCTGCTTCGCCGTCTCTTCCGAGCGTAGCACGCGAAACACGTTCACGACCTCACCGTCAAGCTCGTTATAGACCTCACTATACGTGCGCGGCTTCTGCATAAGCACGCTCGCCGCGCCACCGTAAGGCTCGACATAAATCCGGTGCGGAGGAAAGTGAGCGATCACCCACGGTGCAATTTTCCACTTCCCCCCGTGATATCGCAGTACCGGCCTGCGCGGTGCATCAATGCTTGGCATCATATACATGACCTTTCGCCAACTTCAGCGCGACGCGAATGAGTTCCACAGCCTGGCGTGACGGGTTGCGAGTCGTGAGGTAGCCGAGAGGATAATTGACGAACGCTATCCAGCACCCGTCCGCATAGTCCTTATCCGCGCCGATAGAACGTTTTAAGGCATTGCGGAACTGCTGACGTGTCATCAAGTCGATGCCACGCCGCAAAGTGTTAAGTCGATCAAGCAAGAGAATCCCCTCCGCCTCAAGCGAATCATGGTTCAGACACCGCTTCATCCCGCCACCATCACCTTCAACTTATACCGCCGCTGCGACGCCGCGCGCCGTTTCCGGCGCTCCTCATCCGTCATGCACCGACGACTGCTCACTACCTTGAGCGCGCGACGGGCAACCGTCTTTCGCTCCCACTCATCGGCGTGCGCAATACAGAGCCGCTGCAGGTAGGTGCTTGATGCCACGAGACCAGCGATGAATGCGCAGTTGTTGCTGTGGGCCATGAGGTCACCACCAGCGCTAATCCCCTCCGCCTCAAGCGAATCATGGTTCAGACACCGCATCATCCCGCCACCCCCACCGCCCGCACCCCAAACCCAGCCTGCTCCCAAGCGATCAGCCCACGCCGCGTGATACCGCGCAGATAGCAGCTATGCTGCCCTGTGCTGCGCAGGATGACCTCCGCCAGCGAATGTACCACCTCGTCAGGATTGGACGCCCTGGCGGGCTGCTGCGCCGCCACATGGGCCAACGGCGGGGCCGTTGACGGTAAGAAATCATCCGCGTCAAACAGCGACAACGTGCCGTGGACAACAGCCGGCGCAACCACGATTGGCGCGGGTATGTCCCCGTTAAGGATGAGCCCTTTCCAGAGCGCCGTCGCGTACCGCGAGCCATCGGATTCCACCCACGATGCCGTAACGTAGGTGTCGTGATCGCCAAGCACTTCCCCGGTCACCATGTCTCCGGTAAACCGGGAGTGAAAACTAATCGGAGTATGCAACGCCATGTCGCAACAGTTCTGCTGTATCATGCCTTCTCCCGTTTCATGCGTCGAATGCACGAGAGCAGCATCGTCACCTCACCCCGCATGTTGCGCTCTCCGAAATATTCAGAGGCGCGCGTGACCTCGACTTTGCCACGTGCGTTCACTTCGAGGAGACCCCACTGCGCCGGGAGTTCTGCCGCGGAGATCAGGCCTGCCGGCGCCAAAAAATAGCGTTGTGAACCCAAGCCTAAATAGGCATGTCGGCGAAAAAGTTTCTTCCGGTCAGCGCGAAAATCCGCCCGGCTTGTTTTGCATTCGATGAGAATGCTATAACCACAGTGCCACCCAATAGCGTCAGGAATCTCGCCGCTCTCGAGAAGCGTCACCGTCTCGGCCATAATCACCGGACATGCCCCATGGCCCTGTGTGCTCGCATTGCGCCATGAAGTAGCAAGCCAGCGCTTTGCCAGCTTTACGAGATCGGCGTGGGTATAGCGGATTGTATTGTCTGCCATGAAGCACCTCTCGGTATTCCGCCCTCTAATACTCGCGCACTTCCCAAAAAACCGTATTATGCCCAAGCGTGCCGACACCGCGGTTGAAGACGGTAAACTCGACCACGGCGTCAGGATAGCGTTCCCATATATCTTGCAGTGTGTCCCAACTGGGGGCATCCATGGCCGCGCGCAGCATGAGTTGGGCGGCGAGTCCATCGGCGTGTCTCGTCTCGGTGGCAAGAGCGGAGCGCATAATGTCGTCGACGCGGGTGTAAGTAAGCGAAAGATAGTGCTCGTCGCGCATGACCTCACCCTGAATGACGCGCCCGGCGTTGGACGTGCAGTCACTTTGTGAGACCGTCACGAGCGAGAGATCGCAGCCGAGCGCCTGCCAGTGGTCAAGCAGCAAGCACAGCACGAAGACATTGGCTATCGGTTGCGCGTAGTGCGGCAGGCGGATGCCCGGTCTCCCGTTATACATGAGCCCGATGGGAAACGTCAGTTCACCGCGCCGTGCAGCGTCGAGCGGCCATGTCTGAAAGCGGTTGCCGAATTGCCCGCGCTCATACAGCGCGCGCATGGTCGGTTTATCCTTGATCGCTGGCATCATGGACGTGTCTCCGCTGCCTGCGGTCCAAAGATCAACGGCAGTGCTTCCGCCAATTGTACGGCCAGCGGTATCATCGCCTCACGCATTTGTGGGTGGGCGGCGTGAGCGGTGCGCAGGGCGATGATGTGACGCCATTCCCGCAGGTTGGCCTTGACGACGATGTGCGTCGCTAGCGAGTTCGGAAGCACAGTGCGTGCCTGCTGTGGTTGCCATCCATGTTGCAGCAGTTTCCCGTAATCACGCTCGGCAACAGCCATATGCCAGAACCACCAGGAATCCTCTTGCGATACGGCGAGGGGAAGGTCGAGAGAGATTCCATACAGTCCATCCCAACAGATGGGATAGATGCCTGTTGGCACCGTCGTAACCCAGGGAGGAAGCACGAAGGCAATATCATCGCTGCCGTAGTTGCAATACCGTGTCGACTCCTGCGCGAAGCTGGCCAGGCGGTGACGCACCAGCTCATGGCTCACGCCTCGGTCAACGGTAAAGAGCACGGTCAGATCAACGAACTCCAGCATTGCCTCATGCCCACGGGCAATCAGTTGTCCCACGAGCCTGCGCGCTGACGTTCCGTCGTCGGTAATACGCTCCTCACTGCGATAACACGTCCGCGCGGCGCGCTCGATCGCGCGATAGACGGCGGTCTCATCGACCGCGGTGAGCAATTCATAACCAGGCTTAATGATGCGCATTTGCGTCTTCTCCTCCCACTTTCCCCAGCTTCCAGACAAACGGCACCACGTCATAGCTCAAATAGAGCGGATGCCCCGGTTCCCCGATAGCGCACATCTTCAGGGCATACAGCGTGACGCCCTCTGCCACCAGCGCCTGCGCGACGTTGCGCCCGCGCTCCATACAGGCCCCGTGCGTGCCCCACGCGCAAATCACCCTGCCCGCCCGACGCGCCCAAAAATGGATACACGCGTCATTGTCCGCGCCGACAGGATCATCCGCTTCGTACAGCGCCGTAGGGTCGGTTGACCACAGGGCGAACAGGTTCGTAACAATCAGACCGCCGAAACCGTCAGCCCGCGCCCTCCGTTCACAACGCTCCACCGTGGGATCGTTCGTCACCTCGTCCGCCGTGCTCGGGTTGAGCATGACGAAGTTGACGTATGGAAGCATCTCATCCCAAATACGCGAAAGCATGTAACGATAGCGGCGATCCGACGAGAACTCGGCGGCGGTTTGTGTAAAGAGGTCGCTCATAGTGCTGACACCCCCATGTGTCCTTTCCGCGCGTCTTCGAGGGCACGCACAGCGTCCACCAGATCAACATCGTACTGAGCACCGTACGCTGTCTCACACCCGGCGTAGGAAGCGGCGGCATCGCAGACCCCCTGCATCGCGCGCAACTCGTCAGCGTCAGGCATTCCCCCCTCATCCGGGAACAGTGTCTGGACAGCGGCTCGAAGATCATGGAACGCATCCGCCAAATTGCGATGGTACTGGTAGCAGCGGTCAGTCGGCACCTCGTGCCCATCCGCATATGTGACTTCGCACGGGTAATTCGCGCACGAAGTGACGTTCCGCGCGGCATGTATCACGGCCAGCTTCGGCCCATCCGTCAAACGGTCGCCGATGGTGTCGGGGAACTCCCTGGGCGGCGACAACTCCGCGATCCGCGCCTGCATCCCAATGATCGCCTCCATCGCCCGCCGCAACGTCTCCGCCGATTCGACGAACTTGAGGTCATACCGTTGCGTGATGCTCTGAATGGCCTTATAAACAACGTTCGGATCGTC